TAAATTGAGGACCCTGCGGACCTCTTGTTGCTACCGTAACAACATTGGTATCACCATTAACCGTAACGGTGTTCCTTTCGGTTGTAATGTTAACTGAACTCATGTTGTAGTGTAGCCCTCGCTTACAAATATTGTACCTTCCAAATAATATTGTTTAGACCCTGCACCATCAATTAATAAAACATCATATTTTAAAAGATCAGGAGTAAATGTAGCAGTTTGTGTATCAGTAAGAGTAATACTTACAGATCCAGCAGATCTATCGGTATAACTAACAGAAAAATCAGCATATTTTGTGGTGCGTGTTTCTTCCCAAACCTGTGCAGCAACAGTAAATCCAGTTAAATT